AAACCTAAAAATCTATAAAGAAGGCCGGTGTTTGGGTTTTTATCGGTTACCCAATACTCGGTTGGTGTACTTTGGGCAGGAATATCGTCAACAACGACATTTTGCCCGCCTGTAACCCAACTAGTGCTACCACTAGTTGCAGAAGTAAACTTTCTAACTTCTTTGGTGCTAACAATATACGACAAAGGATTTGCGGAATACCCACTATGTTCATGATCAGGATAAATCCCATCATTTCCCGCAGCAAAAGCTTCTGCCTGTGTCATAACAACAGCAGTTTCCGTTGCCAAAGGTATCGAAATATTAGTTTCAACAGTACCATCATCATCACGCGTTACAGAAACAACGGTAGTATTAGAAATAGCAGATATAGAACCTTGTTGTTCGGTGTAAGGTGTCCCTGACTCAGTAACGATATACCCCCCAGTGGTCGCAGAAGTCAAGGCCACCTCTGGGTACTTCTGCAGGGGTCGATCGTGGGGACCGGTATACTCGGCGACCACGTTGGATTCCACTGAGATTTGGGGCTTTGATGTGTAGCTCACGTTCCCACTGACTGTGAGATCACGACCCACAGTAACGTTCGCGGTGGTGACGAGACCCGTGGTCGCATTCGTAAATTGGAGGGTGTTGCTGGTAGTGTTCCCAGAATTCGTGACACTCTGGAGACCGAAGGAAGCCCCAACAGTTATACCACCCACGGTCATCCCGAGGGCGTGAACGTTTCCTGAACGAACACGGAGGTTGGCATCCTCGATGTTCAAAAAGTTATTTGAACCACTCGCTGACATCTACTATTGATAAATGTTATTTTCTTACAAAGTGGGCTGCACTTTGGAGGAAAATTGTTATTCGTACAACACGTCAAAATGCCAACAAGTATACTGTGCTTTTATAGCCCCGTGCCGAAGTCGAGATACCTGGATCTGTCTGTTTCCCCGAACCTATAGTTTGAATTGGTGAGTTGTAATGCCAATCGTTTCCCCAATAACTCCAAAACGTGTGCGATGGATTGTTACTTCGCCAACTATCAGACTTCCCGTTCCCAACAGCAAGAGTTCCAGAATAGGCACATAACACCTGCGTATCGTTGTCACTATCATTATTGATACCCCAAATACAAAACTTATCGGGGAAAGCAGTACCCGTGTTAGTCTGAAAATTACCACCAGACTGAGAAACACCAGAGGAGGTTCCTGAATACCCACTACTACCTGCCGTAAAGTTTGTAACCGATGATGATTGGAATAGGTTATCATAACCTGCCCAATTTGAATTTTGCCTATTGTACAGATCCAATCTTTTTATGATTTGATTTAAACTCTCTGACCCTGTCCCAGAGCTCACCAAATCATACACGATGTAATGACTATGTGATGTCGGGTCGCTAATTGAACCATCGCCACTCACCAATGCTACCTTGGTTATACCAGTTTTTGTGAAAAAGGCGTTATACAGACCAACTGCGTCCCCTATAGCTGTCCGCCCATTCGCACCCGTACTACTGGCTGTACATGATTGCCATGTCGATGTGCCCGGGTTCCCAAAGGAAGACGCGCTGGAGGTAGTTTTTGTTCCGTCTGTCTTCATGATAATTTCCCATGGAGCTCCGATAGTTTTATTCAAAAAATTTGTAAATCGAATAGTCCCTGATGCTGGTATCGACGTACCATCAGTAAACAATGTACCTCGTAATTCGGTAAATCCGTGTGGTAATGTTTTATCTGCAGATACAGATATAGCACTTAAACTTATCGGGTACGCAGACATTATATAATACCATGAGAAGATTTAAGTTCGTCCATTTCGCTTTTCAATTCTTTTATGGCTTCTATTATCAAACCTGCCATATTTCCATATGCGAGTGCGTACATCGTGTCCTCTGAACCTCTTACAACTTCTGGGAGAACTTCCTTTACTTCCTGTGCCATACACCCAGATGAAGCCTGATCGTTGTGTGTGTACATGTACCCATTGATCTTACTTATTTTTTCTAAAGCACCCTCTATTCTTTTGATATCAGATTTCAGACGTCTATCAGAAGTTACGACAACATCCGTCGTAGCACGAATAGTTCCTACGACGTCTAAAGTGTAATCCGGACTCGTCGTCCCGACCCCAACCCTATCATTCACTGAATCGACAAAGAGGGTATCGGTATCCACTGAAACGTTCCCCGTAGCACGAATAGTTCCTACGACGTCTAAAGTTTCACCTGGAGTCGTCGTCCCGACCCCAACCCTATCATTCACTGAATCGACAAAGAGGGTATCGGTATCCACTGAAACGTTCCCAGTTGTATAAGAAAGGTCGGACCCCGTCGTTGTCCATGGAGAGGACGCAAATGGGGCTCCATTTTGATTGAATGTTCCGAAGAAGTTTATATCACCGGTAACTGTTAAATCGGTTGAAACGTAGGCGTTCCCCACGACGTGTAGATTGGACGTGGGTCCGCCGACATCGACCCCGACCCCGACACTTCCTGTAGTTGTGTCGATGACCGTGTTCGATGAAGCCCCGACGAACGTGATTTTGTCGACACTCTTGAAATCGAGTGTGCCTTGGGAACTCTGCATCGTATCTACTATTGATAAATGTTATTTTCTTACAAAGTGAGAGGCACTTGGGAGGAAAAGGTTAGGCAGATGGAATTGGGGGCCACTCAACACCCGTGAGGTTTCCATCTTCATCGAGATCCGGTGAAGACATACCTGGGAGGTCACGGAGATGCTGGCGGTAACGTTTCCATTTTTTAAAGGTTTCATCGTTTATGGGGTAATCCCTCATCGCGTACTTATCTGTGGAAGGAATCAATGCGTCCCGCTCAGAACGGAGTTTAGTCATGGCCTCAACTTTGCGTTTTTGTACGACTTCTGCGGCAGCAATTTCTTCTGGGGTGGGTAGAGGAGTCCCGTCAGTCGATAAGTCTGACATATACTATATACTTGATATTTAAAGTTCTGTAATCGTAACTGAACCGGGACCGTCGTGAACATTTTGATCTTCACTCGTGACCGTGAAGAATGTAGCCTTGTATGACCCCCCACCTCCCCCAACATAGGGGAGGTTAACAGACCCCCCACCACCGGAGTAACCGCCACCACCACCACCGTGGGTGAGGCCATGTCTCCCCCCTCCCCCGAAACCACCTTGCCCATAGGAGTTGTCAGTACCCCCTATCCCTCCGTTGGTAAACGACGATGCAGTCGAGCCGGTGGAAGTGAAGAAACCTGCACCCTGGTTATTATCATACCCAGATGTACCTGCGTTGCCGGAACCACCACCTGCGACGCCGCCCGTGCCTATTTGTCCACTTGTACCTAAATTAGCGTTACCAGTGGCGGCCACTCCATAGGTAGAGTGACCACCCCCACCCCCACCTGCGATGACGATGATAGATGCATTGGTATTATATGGAGATCTCACGACAAATGTCCCACCACCACCACCGTGCGATGCACTGTTGGTCGCATTTATACATGTCTGACCAACTAGTATATAAATGACCTCACCCATAGTTAGAGTACAAGTACCAGTAATTCGAGCACCGTACCCTCCCTGATTCGTAGCACGCGAACCAGATCCATACGCCGCGATTCTATACGATTTAGTATCAGGAACGGTCCATAGCTGTATTCCACCCATAAATCCACCCACGTTAAAAAAATTAGAATTACCAACCCACTCTGTCGTACCACTAGTACCGTAACCAGTAGAAGGACTCTGTAATTGGGAGAGATTAGGACCTGACCGTCCATATACACCCGCATTCGTAAACGTGAACGGGGAGGTAAAGTTGTAGAGTACTGATGTCCCCACGATATCAACTGCTCTATCCGTGAACAGCCCAGTGGCAGTATCAGTCAATCGGAATGTTACGGGAGTTGTAACACCATCTTGATTCGCCGCAATTTGACCTGATATCACACCGCTTTCTGTAAGAGCGAGAGGTGATGGTAAGGCGTTAACCCCTGTGCTAACAACGGTGAATTTCCTATTGAAACCACCACCACCATCTGTACCTACGAGTGTGTGAGTCGTGGTCGCAGCAATATTGAAGTTTAGGGTCGCACCAGCCGCGGGGGAAGTCCACCCAACCGGAAACCCAATCGCGGCAGTACTGGTTCCGGTCAGACCTGAGGTGCTGTTGACTTTAACTTTATAGGGTTGATTTGCGATGGTGAAGGCACCACTCGCCCCGAGTGTCCCCATTTTAAAAGTCACTTGGCTCCCAGCGGCGTTCGGTGTCACGTTGGAAACACTGTACAAACTTCCATCGGCACCTTCCAATTGGACCGTCGATCCACTAACAATACCCGTACCGGTAGCCGTGAATATTTGGGTTGATGAATCTAAGATTTCTGTTGTTGCGTCAAAGATGTAGACGGCACCAGAGTTGGTACCATTCGTGTCCTCGAACGGTGCCCCTATGACAACCCTCGACCCATCCGCGCTAATAGTGACACTGCTACCCAAGGCGTCACTCTGGCTAGAATCAATTACAGCCGCCAACAACTTCGCATCTTGAGACCACGTCGAACCATTGTAGGTGAAGGTATATGCGGCACCGGTGTCGGTGCCAATTGATGGGGTGTCCTCTGATTTTGCCCCCACGATAAGCTTCGTCCAGTCATAGTTTATGGAGATGGCCACACCGAAATTGTCAGTCGCCTCACCGTCCGATGATATAATTTTCTGTTGTTCAGACCACGACCCATTACTGTAGATGTAATGGTAGACGGCACCAGCGGTGACCGTACCATTACTCTTACCCGTCGCCCCCACAAGCATCTGGGTCCCGTCAGCGTTCATTGCGACGCTGTGACCGAAACTGTCCCAATCCGCAGCATCCCCCCGTTCAACCTTCGTACCCAAATCCCAAGACCCACTACTATTACTATAGGTGAAGACATAGACGGCACCTCGGGCACCGACACCCGTGTTCGACTTGTAAGACCCTACGACAACCGTCGTCCCGTCTCCGGACATGGCCATATGATTGGGTCCTAGGTTACTGCCTGGTGCACCGAACCGGTAACCCGCCTGCCCATCCGCTGCGACAATCTTCGTACCCGTATCCCAAGACCCACTACTATAGGTGAAGATATAGGCGGCACCGGCGTCGGTTCCTTTATCGTCATCGTTCGGTGCCGCTACGATAATCTTCGTCCCGTCATCGTTCATGGCGACATGTGTGCCGAAACCGTCACCCACCGACGCACTACTCGGTGGTGAAAACTTTACCTCTGAACCCCATGACCCACCGCTGTAGGTGTACAGGTAGGCGTAACCGGTGGTATTTCCCCACCCCTTCTGCCCTACGAGAAGCTTCGTCCCCGAGCGGTTCATTGCGAGGCTGGAACCAAAACTATCATCATTCACCGTATCTGACCCTTGTGTCTTCACCGGTGAACCCCACGACCCACCACTGTAGGTATATGTATAGACGGCACCGTCGTTCACCGCGTTTGTAGTTTCGGCAGATGCTGTGACAAACTTCGTCCCATCCCCTGTTATGACGGAGTACTTACCGACGTAATCGTTTGCCGCACCACCACTTATCGTAAACTTCGCACCCGTAACACCAACAAATCCAGCCGCCTGTCCACCACTACTAAGTGTGGTTAACGGCGAAATACCAGTGATCGTGGGTGGTTGGGCGATAGGGGCCCACCCCACCGCTGCGTACGCTTCCATGAACCCAGTTGTGGAGTTGTACCGAATCGTACCCAAAGTAGGGTTCGCTGGTCTCTGCGCTGTAGTCCCACTGCCTAGAGTGCTACCCCCTGTTCCAGTGACCACAAGGTCTGTTGACTCAACCCGACCTGAAACCATCAGTTCAGCCGTTGATGAGATACTCATCGTAGCTCCCATACCCGCGTGTTGTGTACAGTAATAGTAAAGTGTTGTAGGGGCACCCGCTGGGACTACAAACGTTCTCTTTTCATTACTTCCATATGTACCCGTAGTTGTTATACCCGTATCGTATGCATCACCAGTGGCAGTTTCTGAAATTCTAAAAGGGTGACCCGATAGTGTCGAACTAGATAGATCAAAAATATACGTTTGGTGTTGGTGTAATTGTAAAGTTGGACGATCTACACCATTGATCTCATACTTACCGTTGCTGCCAACCTTGACCACAAATGTCTTAGTAGTTCCAATCGTGACTACATTACTCACCGAGGCAGCCCCAGTAACGGTCAAATCCTTCCCCACCGAGACGTTCCCCGTGGTGGTGAAGGCTGTGTGGGTGTTGGTGAATTGTATGGTGTTGGACGTAGTATTCCCCACGTTGGCGGTCGTCTCTAGACCTGGGTACGAGTTCACGAAGATTGAGCCAATCTTGATATTTTGGGTCTCCAAGTTGGAGGTCCTGAGGGTTGCGTTCTTGATATCCAAGTTACCTTGGGGGGTCTCGATAGGCATCTCGTCTACTATTGATAAATGTTATTTTCTTACAAAGTGGGTTGCACTTGGGAGGAAAAGGTTAGGCAGATGGAATTGGGGGCCACTCAACACCTGTCAGGTTTCCATCATCGTCGAGATCTGGTGAAGACATACCGGGGAGGTCACGGAGATGTTGGCGGTAACGACCCCATTTTTTACGGGTCTCTGGATTTATGGGGTAATCCCACATTACGTACTTATCTGTGGAAGGAATCAATGCGTCCCGCTCAGAACGGAGTTTGGTCATCGCATCGACTTTGCGTTGTTCTATGACTTTTTGAGCAGCAATTTCCTCTGGTGTGGATTCGATAGCATTCACTTCCATATAGTGTATATTGATTTTATAATTGGGTCACGATGACGTAACCATGGCCGGTATTAGCACCGGTCGAATTTGACTGATTAGTACCACTATTATAGGAACCACCACCACCGCCATTCATGACTTCGTCGGCGCTGTTCCCAGGACTTGCGACCCCTCCTCCTCCGGAGTATCCTCCTCCACCCGCACCCCCTCCAAAACTAGCAGCACCACCACCACCAAATCCACCGTCACCTCTTGAGTATCCTCCGCCGAAAGCGGCGCCCCCTGTACCCCCATTTGTAAATGATAATGCAGCAGATCCGGCTGTGGCGGTCGAACCACTATGCAAGCCTTCCCCATCCCCACTAAATCCAGCACCTCCACCGGAGGCATAAATCTGGCTATCATTCGTACCACCATTCCCACTCGTCCCACCAAGTCCTGTAGTCCCCGAGGTCGTGGTTTCAGCATCCTGACCATTATTACTAGTCGTTCCATCTCTTCCTGCGTCGATCGTAGTGTCGGGCGTACCACCACCCCCACCAGCGATGACCAGTATCGAACCGGTTGAGTCATACGGTGAACGTACTACAAAAGTCCCTCCGGCTCCACCGTTGGACATATAGTAGAATTTGGTGCCGACTCCAATTTCGTGTTTCTGTCCAACTAATATATGAATAATTTCACCGTGGGTCAATGTAAAGTCTCCTCTCATACGAGCACCCGAGCTATAATGCGCGCCAGCCCCAAACGCCTCAATCCGATACGTCCCCGACACTGGAACCGTCCATTCTTGGATTCCTGCCGTAACGTTCAAATTACTGGTATAACCCGTCCAGCCCGGTGAATACGCGTCAGACCCATTGGTTAAATCTGTGAGTGTTGGACCTGTCCGTCCCGTAACACCCGCATTCGTGAACGTGAACGGATTTGGGCTAAAGACGTAGAGGTCTGAAACCCCCACGATCTTGATTACTCTATCTTCGAACTGTCCACTACCGTTATCGGTCAATCGGAATGTTACGGGAGTTGTAATATTCAATTGATCTGCCGCAATTTGACCGTTTATCACACCCCCGGCGGTCACCGGTTGAAGGCCCGATGGTAAGGCCTGAACAGCAGACAGGGGTGATATAGAGAACGTCCTATTGGTACCACCACCACCATCTGTACCTACGAGTGTGTGAGTCGAGGTACCTGAAATATTGAAGTTTAGGGTCGCATCAGCCGCGGGTGAGGTCCACCCAACCGGAAACCCAATCGCGGCAGTACTGGTTCCGGTCAGACCCGAGGTTGAGCTAACTTTAACTTTATAGGGTTGATTTGCGATGGTGAAGGCACCACTCGCCCCGAGTGTCCCCATTTTAAAAGTCACTTGGGTCCCAGCGGCGTTCGGGGGGGTCGCATCGACAACGTTGTATAGGGTTCCATCGGCACCTTCCAGTTGTACCGTCGATCCACTGACAATACCCGTACCGGTAGCCGTGAATACTTGGGTTGATACATCTATGATTGTCGTATCAGAAAAATCATAGTAAAAAGCGTGTCCGCTATTATTATGAGGTGTGTCGTCCAACCGCGCCCCGATAAGGGCACGGGTTCCATCTCCAGATATCGCTACAGAGGAGGCCCCACCGAAATTGTCCCCAACGGTCGGGCTATGATGGTAAATAGTCTGTACATATGCCCACGTGGCATTAGTCCTCTTGAAGTATAAGACTTTCCCTATTTCGGACCCCAGATTACCCTCACCAGTATCGTTATGAACCCCTAATAACGCATGCGTCCCATCCGAGCTAAGACGCAACCCTGCCGAAACTCCTAACAAATCACCCGCTGATGAGTCGGGGTCCACCAATGTCTGTTGAAATACCCATGAATTCAAAGACCTTACATAAATGTGTGCATTACCGTTGTGGTCGACGACGGGTGCGCGTGGCTCACCAACAAAGACGTAATTTGCATCTTGAGAAATCCCTACGGAACTGCCGAAATTGCCATCATTTGCCGGTGAGGGGGAGATAAGTGTGGTTCGAAGGGTCCATGAACCACCCGAATAAACTCCATCCGCCGATCCCGAATATTCATAAACATATACCAAACCTTCCCTGTTAACGGTGTTTGTTGTCAGAGACGCCCCAATTACGACTACCTTCCCATCTAATGACATTTCTACCGTGTATCCGAAGTATTGGCGAACGACGCCTCCGACGCTGTTTGGAGGTGTGATGGTGCCATAATATGTCCAATTATCTGTGATCGCAGCCCTCGAATACACATCAACTATTCCTCGGTAGGAATTATAATTGTACTGACCCACAACCATATTTAGTCCATTCCCTGCCATAGACGTACCACGTGCCGTATCAACACCGCCCCAGACCGCACCAGAGGTATTGCCACGCGGGTTAGTAATTCCACTCACGTAGGAGTATGTAGTCCCGTTAAACCTCCATGTGGATACCATACCGGCCTGGTCTTGCCCACCCTGTTGGGCAAATCCTGCTCCAATTACTAGTGCCTGTCCATCAGAGCTTAGACTGATAGCGGATCCAAATTTGTCGTCGGTCGCCGCCCCACTAGGTATATTTTCATGTTGGATTTGTGTCCATTGGTTTGTGGCCGTATTTCTCTTAAACATAGTAACCGTACCCGACCTAATTCCCCCACCCATATCATCAATTGCACCGATGGCAGCATAATTACCATCCGAAGACATTCCGATCACAGTACCGAATTGGTCACCTGCTAATGCGTTGGAGTGAATTAGGTCTTGGTGCTTGTTCCACCCAAAAGTCGTCCCACCACTAGTAAATGTACTTAACGGCGAAATACCCGTGACCGTGGGTGGTTGGGCGATAGGGGCCCACCCCGCCGCTGTGTACGCTTCCATGAACCCAATTGTGGAGTTATACCGGAGCATACCGTTAACCGCGGGCACAGGTCTCTGCCCCGTATCCCCACTGGGAACGGTTAAGGATCCCGTTCCACCCACAGGGAGAATGTAGGAAGAACCACCTTGTGTTAGGTTCCCAGTAAAGTTGATGTCACCCACAACATCTAGGAAACTACCCTTGATAACACCATTTACGTCTAGGGTTGCCGTCGGTGTATTCGTGAGGATACCAACCCTAGAAGTTGAGGTATCCACAAAGAGATCGTGATTCGTAGTTCCAACCTCAATGTTGGACGTCGTCGTCAAAGCTGTGTGTTGGTGGAGGAATTGTATAGTCGATCCAGTCGACGTGGTGGTCACAACCTCCAACTGTCCCAATTTTAGACCATCGGCGTGCACGTTACCGTATACCCTGAGGTTCGCGTCTTTGACATCGAGGAAAGTATCTTCTGGGGCAGTAAAGGACATCTACTATGGAGGGAGGTTTTTTTAAACGAAAAAGTCCGAAGGACTTTGTTTGATACGAGTGGCTCCGCCACTCGGTGCGGGGTTTCTTACAAAGTGGGTTGCACTTGGGAGGAAAAGGTTAGGCAGATGGAATTGGGGGCCACTCAACACCTGTCAGGTTTCCATCATCGTCGAGATCTGGTGAAGACATACCGGGGAGGTCACGGAGATGTTGGCGGTAACGACCCCATTTTTTACGGGTCTCTGGATTTATGGGGTAATCCCACATTACGTACTTATCTGTGGAAGGAATCAATGCGTCCCGCTCAGAACGGAGTTTAGTCATCGCATCGACTTTGCGTTGTTCCACGGCTTCTCGGGCAGCAATTTCCTCTGGTGTGGATTCGATAGCATTCGCTTCCATATAGTATATAATTGATTTTATATTTTGGTGATGATGACACTACCATGACCCGAGTTCCCACTCGATGCACCGGCGGAATTTGACTGATTAGTTCCCGAGTTATAGGAACCTCCACCTCCACCATTCTTCGGCGAGTCTACGCCACTGCCAGTACTTGAGACCCCTCCTCCTCCGGAGTATCCTCCTCCACCCGCACCTCCCCCATAACTAGCAGCAGCACCACCACCAAATCCACCATCACCTCGAGAGTAAGTGCCGGCATCCGCCCCCCCTGTACCCCCATTTGTAAATGATAAGGCTGCGGTTTGAGGATATGAATACCCAGAATAAGAGGGTAACCCATCCCCAGAAAATCCACCACCTCCACCGGGCGCGTATCCCCCCGAGAGACCAGAAGCTACGAGGTTCAGACCACCACTCCCACTCGTCCCACCAGCTCCTGTATCCCCCGAGTTCGTGGTTTCAGCATCCTGACCATTATTACTAGTCGTTCCGTGACGCCCTGTGGTGTTTGGGGAACCATCCGAGGTCCACGTGGTGCCACCACCCCCACCAGCGATGACCAGTATCGAACCGGTTGAGTCATACGGTGTTCTAATTACAAAAGTTCCACCACCCCCTCCTGCACCGACCGTGTCTCCATAATGGTAGCTGCTCGATAGGCCGACGATTGATTTCTGACCTACTAGTATTTTAATGATTTCACCACGTGTCAGGTTGAAATCTCCACGCATAATAGCACCAGTACTACCACCAGAACTAGCAGCCCCAGCCGCCGTTATCTGGTACGTTCCAGACGTAGGAACAGTCCATTCTTGGATTCCTGCCGTAACGTTCAAATTACTGGTATAACCCGTCCAGCCCGGTGAATACGCGTCAGACCCATTGGTTAAATCTGTGAGTGTTGGACCTGTCCGTCCCGTAACACCCGCATTCGTGAACGTGAACGGGAACGCCATTGTGTAGAGTTCTGAAGTCCCCTTGATATTGATTACTCTATCTGTGAACAGTCCAGTGGTGTTATCGGTCAATCGGAATGTTACAGGAGTTGGAATATTCAATTGATCTGCCGCAATTTGACCTGATATCACACCCCCGGCGGTCACCGGTTGAAGGCCCGATGGTAAGGCGTTACTCCCGGGTGCTAGAGAGAAGGTCCTATTGGTACCACCACCACCATCTGTACCCACGAGTGTTAGAGTCGAGGTACCTGAAATATCGAAGTTCAGGGTCGCCCCAGCCGCGGGTGAGGTCCACCCAACCGCAAACCCTATCGCGGCAGTACTGGTCCCGATCAGACCCGAGGTACTGTTAACTTTAACTTTATAGGGTTGATTTGCGAGAACCCAAGCTCCCGATCTACCAAAAAATTGTACATTATTGAGTATAATATCATAGTTCGCAGCCGTGAACTTTGACTTTATTACCACTCTGAAATAAGAGAATGCTTCAGTTGACCCCGGGGATAGTGTTGTGACATTTGTGGACAGAGTCGTCCCCGTCCCAGCATGAAG